GTCAGTTCTGTTCTTGTAAGAGACCTGATCCGGATGCACAATTTAAGGGTATACTATGCCCTAAGTGTCAACACCCCTTAAAGGAGTGTGTATGTGTTCCTGAATTGGAGTCTGTATGTAATACTTGCGCACATGGTAAATCGTGTGTTTGCGAAGCAGAGCTCCAATCTGTTGAAGTAGGGGACACATCCTACGTTAAGGTAATAGCTCTATCAGTAGCTGGAACTATTATCCTTGACATAATCAGGGGCGGAATGTCTCATAGCATATCCACAGTAGTGATTTGCTTTATGGTGTGTTGGTTCAATAGAGAACTAATATGTCAATGGGCGAGTAATAATGTGGAGAGTTATGTGCGTGGTCGCATGACAGGATTCTTTAAGAGGTCTATATTTGGACTTCCTAATTTTTCTCGAGCGGCCACGCGTATTTCTCATGATGTTGAGGACACTCTGGAGCGTATTAATAGCGCTGTATCGCGGTCTTATTTGACTGCATCAGAACGCTTGCAATATGAGCACCAGATGATGCGTCAAGCAATGGTTGTGTATGGTGACCGCGTGCGTGGTTACACAATGAAACACAAACTTTTGCTGGCCTTCTTAATGGTTGTTCCAACCGTTGCCGGAATTGCCACGATGTATAAAGCGTGGAAGAAACTTTCACTTCAATCAAGTGCTGATGAAGGAGAACGACCTACGGCAAAGGATGAGAAACCTAACCCCTGGTTCCGGGACGATTACGAGCCATCAGTTTTTGATGTTGGTACGTTATCTCGTTCCTGGAAACCCCGAAAAATGGAAGAAGTAGGGGAAGCGGTCTTTAGAAATTGTGTCTTTGCAACTGCAAGATACGAGAAGAATGGACCGAAATCCCGAAAGATGCGACTTTTGGGACTTGGTGGCATATTATATGTCACCAATAATCACAATTTGCCAGACTCAGATTTTGAGTTAGATGTTGTGATGCAGAAACGTACTATTGGCGTTTCTAGTAACTTTACCATCTTTATCGGCAAAAAAGATGTGTATAGGCGCCCAGATCGCGACCTAGCGTTTTTTCGCATAGGCTGTGCGCCACCCCGTAAAAACCTACTCGGGCTCCTCCCAGGTGAATCTTTTAGAACCATCTGTAATGGAGTCTTGTGTGGACGGAATGAGGAGGGGTTAGATGAGACTAATGTCTTACGTGCTATTACATACAATCCTGATTCTTATGTATATGAGCTTGAGAGGAGTTTCCCATCGTGGGGAGCTACTGTAGATCAAAATACAGAGAAGGGAATGTGTGGATCAGCCGTGTTGGGCTTTGCGCCATCTGGCCCCACTATACTGGGATTACACCAAACTGGTGGAACTTCACGTAAAATTTCGGCTGTATCTCTTACAAGAGAAATTGCTGATAAAGCCGTGGATTTCTTGAAGATTACCTTCGTCCAGTCCGGTGCTCCAGATCTGACCGATAAGAAAGGTTCTCCTATTCAGTTGCAACCTCTACATCGGAAGAGTGTATTCCGTTACATGGAGACTGGAGTAGCCAATGTTTATGGCTCTTTACCTGGTTTTAGAGCTGCTCACCGTTCTAAAGTTACTAAAACTTATATTGCGGATGAGTGTACAAAACGTGGTTACACTATTTCCACGGGTCCACCAGTTATGAAAGGCTGGGCACCATGGCGACGTGCAGCAATGGATGTCGCCGATCAGGTCTTTAACGTCCGTCAATCCCTCTTAGATGAGTGTATTGAATCGTTTTCCAAAGATATCCTTGACCGCTTACCTAGCGATCAACTAAAGGAGATTATTCTTTTGGATAATGATACCACTCTCAATGGATACCCCGGCACTAAATTTATCGATAAGATGAATCGTCGGACATCTATGGGTTTCCCGTATCGAGAAAAGAAGTTTCATTACTTGACTTATATGGGAAAACATGATGTGTGGGATGACTATGTCGTCTTCCATGACAAGTTCTATGAACGAGTTGATGGAATTATTGACACCTATGAGCAGGGAACTCGCTATATGCCAATTTTTATTGGTCACCTTAAAGATGAACCAATTAAATTTAGCAAAATTGAGTCCAAGGCTACAAGAGTGTTCTCAGGAGGACCTGGTGAGTGGTGTTTTGTGGTGCGTAAGTACCTTCTCTCTCTTGTTCGAGTTATGCAGAATAACAAGTACATCTTCGAGACAGCACCAGGAACTAATGCCACTTCTGCTGAATGGGATCAGATTTATCATTACCTGACCAAATTCGGCAAAGATCGTATTATTGCTGGTGACTACTCAAAATTCGACAAGAAGATGAGTGCGCAGTGGATCCTAGCTGCATTTTCCGTTATCGACAACATACTTAAAGCAGCTGGTCGTTCGGAAAAAGATCGCCAAATTGTCCAAGGGATAGCCTATGATACAGCTTTCCCACTAACAGACTTTAATGGCGACTTGGTGGAGTTTTGGGGTTCCAACCCTTCGGGCCATCCGCTTACTGTTATTATCAATGGTCTTGTCAATGCCTTGTACGTTAGGTACTCATGGGCTTTGGCTGGTAATGACTTGACAGAATTTAAGGAATCTGTCAGTCTTATGACCTATGGTGATGACAATATTATGGGTGTTGCCCGCCATGTGGATAATTTCGACCATACTGTGTTGGTTGATAAGCTCAGCACTATTGGTGTTGTTTACACAATGGCGGACAAAGAGACAGCCTCAGTACCTTTTGTTAACATCTCAGATGTTACATTTTTGAAGAGAGGTTGGCGTTATGAACCGGAGATTGGACATCACGTGGCGCAGATTGAACATGCATCGATTGCAAAGATGCTTACTATGCATATACCATCAAAAGTGGTGTGTGTAGAACAGCACGCTGTTGATGTTATGTTTACTGCGTTAGCGGAGTATTTCTTCTATGGACGTAAGGTCTTTGATGAAAAACGGGCCATGTTTTTTGAGATAGTGCGAGAGAAAGATCTTGCACCATATCTTCAACGTGATTTCCCAACTTTCGACATGATCTATGATGTCTATATGGAGAATAGTCAGGATTATTATCCTGGAGGAAAGTGCCCAACATGTTAAGTTGAGCACGGGGCCTGAACTATAAGGTCCTTTAAACCAAAATGTAGTCGTAAGTGCATAGTTACCTATCCCTATATATATCTGGCTAATATTGGGAGAAGGGATGTACGCGAGATCCACTTGGGCGTTCCCCAAAGTCACTATTTAGTGATGTGCTAGTTGATCCACAAAAGCCAACACCTGTGATGCAAATGAGGATAATGCACCACATATAGGATCCATTCTCGACAAAAATCAAAAAGAAAATAGCCAAGATCCTGTTGATGTTGCGACACATCATCATCAGGGGAGCAAGAAAAATGTGTCCTCTTTTAATAAGAGTAGAACCCGTTTGTCTCCACGCAAAGGTTTAGTGGGACCGTGTGATAGAGCTACGTATGAGTGGCTTGAAAGTAAGAACCGCATAGCGGATAATTACTATAGAAAACACGATGTCCATCGCACGAAAGCGTGGAAGAAAAGTAGTAGACGACTTTCTCTCCAATCTGGTGAGGAAGATGTTACAGCTACGGATCATGCAACACCTGAGACTGTTTCAGCTGAGAATTTATTGTTCAAAGATGAAGCTATGTCTCAAAGGTTAGACATGGGGGATATGGATTCCGGTGCATATGACACCGATATGGATTCCATGGCCGATTTAGGCCAATTTTTAAGTAGACCTGTGCGCATTCACGAATTTACGTGGCAAGAGAATACTTTTACTAGAACCGACATTAAACCGTGGCACCTGTATTTTAATACAGACCACATACGCAAGAAGTTGGACAATTTTGGTAGAATATCCTGCCGCTTACATCTCAAATTTGTGTTAAATGCATCTCCCTTCTATTTTGGTAGTTTGAGAGCTTGTTATTTTCCACTAATTGATAATCGTGGTGCGTATAATGATGATGTAGATCAAGTGCCTTTTTCACAGGTGCCTGGAGTTTACTTGGAACCCCAATCAATGTCTAGTGCCGAAATGGTATTACCGTTTCTTTGGCCCCGTAATTGGTTAGATGCCACTAAGGCAACTGATTTTGAGCGTATGGGCGTTTTGCAATTTTTGCAGTACGCTAATTTGCGCTCAGCCAATGGGGCCACTGGAGTTGGTATTACTGTGGCGGTCTATGCATGGGCAGAAGATGTGCGTATAATGGGACCAACTACTGGTTTAGCCCTACAATCTGAAGAAACATCAGGGACCATTTCCGCACCTGCCACAGCTGTAGCTAATGTAGCTAGCAAACTGACTGACGTACCTGTTATTGGTACTTTTGCAACAGCCACGTCGGTGGGAGCTAAAGCTGTAGCCAGCATCGCTAAAATGTTTGGATATTCAAATCCTCCCATGATAGGTGATGTTTCAGCTATGCAACCAAAGACATTTCATGCTTTTGCTAATGTGGAAACACGTATGCCAATTGACAAATTGTCAGTCGATCCCAAGAATGAGGTGACCATTTCCAGCACTACTGCTGGCGTAGAAGAGGAAGATCCTTTGGCCTTTAAGAACTTATTGACTCGTGAGAGTTTTATAATAGGCACTTTGTGGTCAAATAATCAACCAGTTGACAC